GCCACGTCCCCTAGCAACACCGGCTCAGTGAACAACCGCACGTTCGCGTCGATCAGCTTCAGCTCTTTCTCCGGCATGAACGGCAGGAGGTGCTGAAACAGGGCGTGCGTGAGGTCCACGTCATGGAGACACCCTTCCGCGATGGTGTCCATCAGGCCGGGCTTGTCCTCGATCTCGTCACGTGTGAGCCCTCGGAACGCATTGTAAGGTACAGACTTGGGTGCACCCAGTGCGAGTGTAGCGGCGCAAGCCTCTAAGGAGTGCTTAGCCCATGTCTGGTAGACCGCGCGGGCCATGGAGAGAGTATCGTAAATGAACGCGGGTCTCACGCCATAGACGTGGTTGAGTACGAATAGGTCAAATTGGGCGTGATGGCAGACATAAGCTCCGTCTGTTTCTGTCAGCCATAAAAACCTTTTTATAGCATCGCCTGTCAGCCAATTACACGCGTCTGTCTCTAGGTTCTTTATACCTAGCCCAATGACTTCGAACTTGGGGTGGCGCACATACTCTTCGATAGACATCTTGCGGAGCGTGTGCTCGCTACTGAAGGTGGACTCGAAGTCCAAGACATAGGTGCGCATTTGGGGAAAATACCCTTCATATGTGCCGATGGAGTCTTGCCGAGCGGCGACGGGCGGGAGCTACCCGTTATTCCCGCGCCTTATCCATCGGCAAGAAGGATACATAAGGGCTTAATGGTGTTTGCGTTGGGCGTCAAGCACAAAAAAGGCCCCGCCGGGGGAAGCAGGGCCTTCTCTCTCCTGGTGGAGATGATCAATCGTTGCTGCCGGTATAGGTCACATCGCCATCGGGAGCGTATGTGCCGTAGTGAACGTCACCGGCTTCGCTGTTGCTGCACCAGGCACCATCAGCCGCGGACGCCTGTGCGAGCCCGCAACAGCCCTGACCCTCGCTGATGGCGGTGTGGATGGCGGTGTGCTCGGGCATATCGATGTGCTTGGGGTCAGACATCACGGGCCTCGATCTCAGCCTGGCGGGCAGCGAAGACTTCGGCCGCGTAGTCGCTGGCGTCCACGTCCAGCAGCTCAGCGATCAGCTCATTGACGCGATGCTGCACCAGCGCGACAGCGTCAGACTGACGGCCCGTCACGGCCGGGAGCGCGCCCTCAGCCTGTGCGTTGATGGAGATGAGCTTCAGCCGGCCGATGTACTGTTTCGGGATCGCCACGTCAATGTGCTGGGCGAACACTTCTTCGGGGGCGCGGGCGCGGCGGCGATTGCGCGGCGTAGCCGGAACCGCAGTCTCGGTATCGGACTCAGTCTCTTCGATTTCTTCAACTTCGTGGCGGGGGGCGGGGGGTGCATTACGGGGCGGACGTGCCATTTATGTAACTCCTGGATCAATTAAAAGGGCCAGAAACACTATTGCCTCCGGCCCTTACGTGTCTAATAGATCAGTTATGAGCTTGTCAAGCCACTTTGTCTGGCTCCGGGCGTGTTTGTTCACCCGCCAAAGTCCGTTTTTGCAAGAGGAAGCCGATCAGTAAGCCCTGCATGGCTTCGTCCTGACTACCGTACTTGATATTCAGCTCCTGTCTCAGTATCCCCCAGAGATATTTATTGATACGGAACTGCACCCGGCAGCTCGCTTCGTAAGAGGTATCCTTCGCCATGTCCGGCAAAGACGCAACGAAGTCCGCGTGCTGCTTTGAGTGAGGGGAGATGGCGGGCACCACCCCTTCTGAGACCTGGTGGTGGTGCAGGCCATGCAGGAACGCCCGGAAGGTATCCGGCTCATAGAGCCACGCGGCCTGTTCTTCGCACTCGGTGATAAGGGACTGTAGCGGGCGCGCGAGGGGGTTAGCCATCATTTGGATGTAGGCCGCGAGGTAGAGGCTCGCGCGGGCAACGTCACCCGGCCGGCACGTCTCGCCGATCTGGTGGCCGTTGATAGCACCGAGGTAGACAAGTACGGCGTCGTCGATTTTGGTGCGGATTTCAGTTTCTGACATGGTTGTCGTCCTTTTGTTTATGCGTTCACGACGCGGAGGAACTCTGCGGTTTGTGCGTCCCGGGCGGCGGCCCAAGCGGCGTCCCAAGCGGCGGCCCAAGCGGCGTCCCAAGCGGCGGCCCAAGCGGCGTCCCAAGTGGCGTCCCAAGCGGCGTCCCAAGCGGCGGCCGAAGCGGCGGCCGAAGCGGCGGCCGAAGCGGCGTCCCAAGCGGCGTCCCAAGCGGCGTCCCAAGTGGCGGCCGAAGCGGCGGCCGAAGCGGCGGCCAGCTCCTTATCTGTAGCCTGTCCGTGCGCGTGGCGCTCCGCCACATCCAAGGCGGCCAGTGAGCGAGGGTCTGTCATGAGGCGCGCCACCTGGCGGGCACACCACACGGCATAGAGCCGCCACGTGGCGGCGTGCTGAGGCTCCGCGCGGGTGCACCACAGCGCGTCATCCAGATTGCGGATAGCGACGATCTCCGCGAAGGGGAGCGGCTCGTCATCGGGGCGGGTCTTGTTCAGGCCGGCCAAGAGCTTCGTCCAGCCCTCCTTACACGGGCCGTGCTCACGGATACGGTTAAGGGTGGTGGTGATCATGAGTTTTGGTCCTTCTGTGCGGGGAGGGGCTGATAGGTGTCGAATGTCTCTTGCAGCACGGCGTCAAGGGGCCAGTTGGGGTGAGCCTCCTCGATTGAGGCGACATGCTCGTAAAAGTGTGCGGCTTCTTGCGGGGTGTCTCCGGCGTAGATATGCCGGCCAGTGTAGTTATCCGTGAGGCTCCATGCATCGCCGAAGTTGCGCGTGAGCAAGAGCCAGCGATTAGTTTGGGCGATGACGGCTACGCCTGGAGAACGGCGGTTGAGGGGGGCCGATGCGGCCACCCCTTGAGTGCTTGGGAGTTGCATCATGCTTCGTTTCCTTCTCTGTTGATCATGGGGCCGAACACACAGGATGCGTCGAACTCGAACGGCTCGTAAGCGGGGTTGGTCACGAGGCGGTCAGCGAGCAGGTTCAACGCACGCTCCGCGCGGGAGATAACGGCCGTGCCATCGGCGCGGAAGAACACGGCGGCGAACCACGGAACGGTCAGCTCGCCGGGACGCGCGCCGCGACTGGGATTGAAGCGGGGCACGTACAGGCACCCCGCCGTCACATCCGGGTAAATCAGCGGCAACTCTTGCCGGAGCAGCCACGCTACCCGCGCCAGCGCTTCCTTCGTGTTGGCGAAGTGGATAGGGGCGGTCATCTCGCCGGCGTCGCCCCACAGGCGTTCCCGCGCATCGCGGTGGATATGCCAGTCACGCAGCAACGGCGGCTGCGCAGGGTCATTGATGGCCGCATAGAGCGCCTGGCGCTGGGCAACCGTGCGAGCGTGCGTTTTGGCGCAGCTTGGCCGTAGACTCCGGCGCAGCCGCCACAAGCGGCTGACGAGCGCATTGCAAGCTGCGTCGCGATCCGCTTCGGGGAGAGTTGCCAACCACTCGGTTAGGGGTTTATGGAGAGGATGTTCATGTGTGGGCATGGGTTCGGTTCCTTAGCTATGGGTTTTTAATGCCGCGCGACCTTCCGGCGTGACACGGACTTTGCCTGTGCGCAGGTACTGCACATACTCGCGCTGCACCAAACTGCGCAAGGACGCTTTATTTATGCCCAAGTCGCTAACCGGCCCGGTAAACGGATCGCGCTCGAATAGCTCTCTCAGTGCTGTAGCCTGTGCATGCGTCAGCGGCCTGGCTTGGGCTTTAGCTAACTGCGCTTCAGTGAGTGTGGATATGATGGGATACATTTTAAACTCCTTGGTTTAGGTTCGTAGACTTATAGGCTTCTAACGCTGTGACGCCTTCCGGCGTTACATATACTTTATTGTTGCGCACGTAGCGCACATAGCCCCGCTGCACCAAGATGCGCAAGGAATCTTTGCGTAGGTTTGCATCGCTTACCGGGCCAGTACATGGGTCGCGCTCAAGTAGCTTCTTAAGCACGGCGCGCTGCCCCTGCGACAAAGGCTCGGCTTGGGCTTCGGCTAACTGCCACCCGGTGAGCGCAGGCACCGTTAAATACAAACTGGGCTCCAATTCGCCGGGCGTGGGTTTGGGCAGCCCGGCAGCTTCGAGCGCGGTAGCCAGCATCAAGCCATACAGGCTCGCACAAATGGCCTCACGCACATCTGCACCCCCCCGGATATCGGCCATTATGTCCTCTACAGCTTCTTGCGCTCTGTAAAACTCTATCAGTTCGCGGGTTAATTTGGCTTCTAAGTCTTTTAAGGCTTGTGTGGGCATGGTTCAGGCTCCTTAGAGGACTGAGAGGTTAAGATCGGGCGGCTTGTTAGGAATGGTGTGCAGTGGATATTTTCGAGCTACAATATGCGCATCAGTCGCTAGGCGGTGACGCGGTATTTGTATGGTGATTAGCCTGATTCGGTGGTGTGGTCAATTGCAATTCATAATGTGTGAAAATATGTGCGTATAAATTCCTGAAATCGTGCGTGCTGTGACATTTAGGCAACCCAGACGTGGGAACATGCTGCCCCCTATATAGCTGTTGATGCGCATATTAAAAAGAGTTAATCGTTTTTTAGTTTAGTATTTTGTGGTAAGTGATTGAATTCGTTGAGGAAAAAAGACGTTTTACGCAGGACGAGCGTCAAACCTTTCGGGCAACTTGGGGGGGGCCTGAATGCTGTTTTGGGGGGGGGGGGGGGGTAGGACAGCATTCAGACCCCCGGGCATGTCCCCCTATTTTACCCTATAAAAAAATATAGAAAAAAAATCAGCCAAATTACTCAAAAAAAATTGAGAGGTTTCAAGCACTTGCCCGGAGTGCCCATCGGATTGCAGGGGTGAAACCTTACGCGGCGTGATACGGTTGACGATTTTCAGGTGCCTATTGCATACGAATTTTTTCTAGATGTTTCGCTAGGTTCGAGGGGGTTGAACGTGGTGAAGTGGCGATTTGCTTCGTAATTTGGGGAAAAAACTTAGGGTTCTGGGGACCCGGCGGAGGGTGGGCGAATTTTTTTTCTAACAACACAACCCAATCGCGAACCATTTTTTCGAGCACAACCTCCGCTATTTCTGCATTAGGCATTTTTACAACCTCCGCTATTTCTGCATTACGGTTTTTGCCGATTTTACAACCTCTGGGCTTCTTCTGCATTTCGATTTCTATTTCTGCATTAGGCGTTTTATTCTGCATTTTTTTGTTGACAAGCGTAAATGCATACTGTAAATGCAGAAGAACTATGCAGAAAGGAGCCGGACCATTGGAAAATGCAGAAACAAAACGCGGCCGGCCGCGCGTGTCCAAGTCGGGCGTGCCCTACATCAACAAGCTCGTGTTCAGGAAAAAGAACCGGTATGGAGTTCTAATGCCGTACACATACTATTGCCCGCTCATAGCGGGTAAGCGGCTCAAGCTATGCCGCACCCTTCAAGAGGCTATAGACTACTTAGAGGAGTTTGTGAAATGAACGATATAGATACAGAGCCATTCAGTGAATACGAAATACATGTTCAGCCACTCGTTAGCTTTGATGACCCCACAGCGCGGCCGCGCAGAGTCGTGCAGTCCGTTCCGCCGCCAGTGGCTTCCGGGGGCGATCTGCAAGAGCTGGTGCGGACTGCGTCTGAACATCTGCGTGAGTTGCTGGCTATACTGAACAAACTGCGCGCACGCATACCCCCGGCCCCCACGGATAGGCGTGAGAAGTCAGGTCATCCGAATGTCACTGTGTCGGTTATAAAACGCATGGATAAGTATGGGGAGACTAAGGAGTACACGTATTATTGCCCCATGAAGAAGGGCCGCAGGCTGAAATACTTCAAGACGGAGCAAGAGGCTATAGACTTCATACTTGACCCCCGCATCTCCACCTGATACACCCCCTTCACACCCGCACCCCGGATGTGTTAGGGTCCACGGGCTCAAGCCCCCTCTCGCCCGTGGACCCCACACTAGGAGTGCCTCTATGACGAACGTCATCGCCATAAATTCTTCCCAGCCAACGTTATCTGAGACGCAGCAAGACATCGTGGCTCGCTTGGAGGCCGCTTTGGCGGACGCTAAGCTGGGTGTGCTGACGGCTGTGGTTGTCGTAGCTTTGAGAAATACGGGGGAAACCCAGTCCGGCTATGCTTGCCGGGACGAGAACCTTGCGCAGCTTTTGGGGGCGCTAGACATAGGTAAAGCTCGGCTCCTGACGAACTGGACGTTTTGATCCCGGTCCATGTCCCAGCCGCCCCTCAATCTCATAGATCAAATCCTGCGCGACCCCGTGGCGGCGCATCACTATTTCTTTGAGCACCGGCACACGGACATCTCCCCCGATTACTTCGAGGAGGTGCTCCTGGACATCTGGGACTTTACCAACCCCAAGCTCCTGGAGATGATCTTCCGGGGAGGTGCCAAGAGTACAATCCTTGAGGAGGCGGCCATCCTGTTCGGGTGTCTTGGCCTCATTAAATACTGCGTGATCGTCGGGGCTTCGGAGCCCATGGGTGCCGACCGCCTCACCGCCATTAAGCATGAGTTCGAGAGCAACGAACGCTTGATCGATGTCTTCGGTAACCTGCCCGGTCAGGTGTGGGGGTACACCCGCGCGCTCTTGAAGAACAACGTGCTTTACCAGGCCAAGGGCGTGTCGCAATCCTTCCGGGGTGCCAAGCATCTCGATCAGCGCCCGGATATGCTCCTCCTGGATGATATCGAGACAGACGAGAGTATGGGAAAGGAGGGCGAGGGCGGGGACAAGGTGCTGAACTGGATCATGACCGTGGCGATGCCGGCCATGGATCGCAAGCGCCAGATCATTCGCATGGCGGCGACGCCTGTACATCCCAACGCCGCGTGTGTGCAGCTCTCCAAAGACCCCTCGTGGACCACGCATAAAATCCCCGTCTACCATTACCCCCCGGACTCCACCACCCCCGTCTCCGCTTGGGAGGACAGGTTCCCCCTCAAAGACATGTTGACCATGAAGGAGGAGTACGAGCGTCTGGGGCGCGCCCGTGAGTTCGCGCAGGAGTACCTCTGTGATGCCGAGCACGCCAAGACAAAAGCCTTCGACGTCACCACCCTGCCCGTAAACTCCGATCTTCATCACAGCTTCGAGCCCACGGTGCTGATTGTCGACCCCGCGCGCACGGTCAAGACTACGTCTTCGCTCACCGGCTACGTGGTGGCGAGCTTCGCCAACGCCCGTATGACGGTGTGGGAGGCGTTCGGTAATCTGGACCGTCCGTCCGATATCATTGAGAACATTTTCCGGCTGCACGCCCTGCACAACCTCACATTCATCGGCGTCGAACGGGACGGGCTGGAGGAGTTCGTGCTCCAGCCGCTGCGGCAGGAGATGCTCCGCCGGAACACATTCCTCCCCCTCATCCCCCTCAAAGCCCCGAAGAACAAACACGAGTTCATCCGGTCCTTGCAGCCATTCATTACGGGAGGAGACATCGTCTTGGCCAAGCCCTGCCCCCAGCTCCAGGCGCAGCTTCAGAACTTCCCCGCAGGCAAAAACGATACCCTCAATGCCCTTGCCTACGTGCCGCGCATGTTCCCCGGCCAGCCCGTGTACCAGGGGTTCGACCCCGCGCTCCAGACGGCGATCCTGGACGAGCTGGGCCACACACGCGCGAACACCCCGGCACTTTACGCCGTCGCCGCCACCTCCACGGAAGCCGCCGCCGTGGCTGTCTCACAGACGCGCCAGGCGACGATCATACTCGCCGGTGTGGTGATAGAGGGTGCACCCGGCACGGCCGTCCCCGAGGCCCTGGCGCACGTCCGCACTCTTGTCGCCCGCCCCGGCGGCGTGGTCATCCCCCGCGCCCTCCACACCTACGATACCATAGGCGTCGCCGCCGTTCTGCGCAGCCAGGGCGAGACCCCCTCCACGGGTGCAGACCCCGCTCGTGCGCGAGCGCAGTTGCAAAGCCTCATAGATGCGCGTAAGCTCCAGGTCGCGGAGCAGGCATCCTGGGTGCTGCGTGCCTTGACAGGGGGGTACACCTACGACACGGATGCCAAGACACCTAAGCAAAACGCTTACCGCACACTCATGGAGGCCGTGGAGGCCGTGGTGCCCATCTTCTCCAACCAGGCGCAGGGGTTGGAAGGGCACCGGGCGGTGGACCCTCGTAGCGGCAAGACATTCTTAACAAGCCGCCCGGATAGGCATACTCATGGCTGAGCCAACAACGATATACCTCAATGATTATGAAGAGCCTGAGCACCTGCTAGGAGATGAGGATATTGATGAGCAGCTTGAGAAGCTGTTTAAGAAAGTGTCTAAAGGCTTCGAGGATCAGCGGGAGAGAACAGACGCTCTAGTGGACTATTGGGCAATTTATAATTGCGTTTTAAATCAACATCAGTTTTACTCAGGCGAGAGCAAGGTCTACCTCCCGCTCGTCAATAACGCCATCCAGGCGCGCAAGACGCGCTTCACGAACCAAATCTTCCCGCAGTCCCGCCGTCATGTTGAGGCCGTCACTACGGACGGCACGGTACCTGACGCGCTGCTCTCCCTCTCCGAGCACTATATCAGTCAGACGAAGCTGCGGACGGAGGTCATGCCCGCGCTGTGCGTGAACGGCGACGTGGAGGGGAGCTACCATCTCGCGGTCTCCTGGCGGAAATACGAACGCACGATCAAGCGCCGGGTGAAGCTGCCTATAGACCCCGCCACCTCTCAGGCCAACGCGCCGGACACGGAGGCCATCTCCGTGGAGCGTGTCGTGGACGGCCGGCCAGAATGCGAGGTCATCCATGACTGTGACGTGGTGGTGCTGCCCGCTACGGCGGACTCGATTGATAACGCCCTGGCGCGCGGCGGCTCGGTTACGATCCTGCGCCGGTACACCAAGTCCCAGATCGAGCAGTTCAAGGATGACGGCACGTTCGACGCGCAGGCGGCGGAAGACCTCCTGGAGGCCATGGAGGACGTGTCTCACAAGTCTCAGAACAAGAACCAGTCGAAGAAGCTCGCGGAGGAGCTGAAGATCAAGGTTCATGGCGGCGGCGAACTGGATGTATATGAGATATGGACGAAGCTGAAAGTAAAGGACAAGGAAACTTCCGGGAGTTCTGGAACCATTGGTGGCAAGTCAAGCAAGAAAGCGCACAGCGAGAAGCAAAAAAGCAAGCGGAAGCTTTGTCAGGTCTTCATAAAGGCGGACGGAATTGTCCTCGGGTGCCGGGAGTCTATCTATTGGAACAACCGTGTGCCCGTATTATCATGCCCTGTTGTGAAGACTGCGGGTGCCTTCAAAGGCGATAGCAGAGTTAAGTTCTGCGCAGACATGCAGTATAAGGCAAATGACTGTGTGAATATTGCTATGGACTCGGCGATGTACTCGTTGATGCCCATCGTCATGACGGACCCCAATGAGAACCCGCGCGTGGCGTCCATGATTATGTCCATGGCGGCGATCTGGGAGTGCAACCCGCGTTCGACGACCGTCATTCAGTTCCCGGACTTGTGGGAGAAGGGGTTCGGCCTGGCGCAGATGGCGCGTGACGCCATCCTGCAAACGCTGTCGGTGACGCCGGCCGCGATCACACAAGGGTCCAGCCGCAAGAAGCCGACGCAGGCGGACATCGCCAACGAACAGGCGGTGGACCTGCTCACCACGGCGGATGCGGTGACGGTGCTGGAGGAAGGCATCCTCACGCCCCTCATTCAGTGGTTCGTGGACCTCGACTACCAGTTCCGCGACCGGGCCTTGACGGTGAAGAAGTATGGGCCTATGGGTGTGCAGGCGCAGATGGAGGAGATTGAGCCCCTCCAGATGAACGAGCGCGTGGAGTTCAAGTGGCTGGGTGTCGAAGCCGCGCGCAATGCGCAGCAGGTGCAGCAGCAGATCGCCGCGATGAACATCCTGCGGGGCGTGCCGAAAGAGTTTTATCCAGGCTACGAATTGTCTCTTCAGCCCGCTATTGCGCAGCTCGTGGAGTCCACGTTCGGCCCGCGTCTTGCCGGGCAGATTTTCAAGCCCTCCACTGCGATGCAGTCCATGCCGGCCGAGCAGGAGAACCTCATGCTCACGGACGGCTTCGCTGCCCACGTCTCCCCCATGGACGATGACAAGCAGCACCTGGAGCAGCATCTCCACTTCCTGAAGACCGGCGGCCCCCTGGCGGACACGCACGCTCAGTTGCGTGCCCACATCCAGGAGCACATGATGTCCCTCCAGCGCAAGCAGATGGCCATGGCTCCAGGGGGCGCGCCAGGACAGCCAGGGAAGCCCGCTCAGCCCGGTGGCGCGCCAGGGCAGGCTCGTCAGGGGGCGATGCCTACCCGGCTTCCCACAGGCACACAAAATCCTCCAGGGTCTATTCCAGCAGATCAGATGAACCCCGCCGTCAGGGCGGGGCGTATGCCTAGGGGGAACGCGCAATGATCTGGAACGCGACCACCGCCAAGGGGTATGCCGCGCTGTTCGCTAGGGCGCGCGTCACGCGGCAGGCGGCCGCTCGCGCCGCGGCGGAGCGCATTCTCGCGAAACGAACGGAATATGTGTCCGTCCAGGCGAGGACGGGGGTGCCCTGGTGGTTCATCGGCCTCCTGCACATGCGGGAGAGCGGGCAAGATTTTTCGACATACCTGGGCAATGGGCAGAGCCTTGCGCGCAAGACGACGCTCGTGCCGGCCGGGCGTGGGCCGTTCGCGACTTTCGAGGACGGCGCGGTGGACGCGCTCGCGCTTCAGGGGTTCACGAAGGTGACGGACTGGAGCGTGCCTCACGCACTCTATTTGGCGGAAGCGTTCAACGGGTTTGGGTATGTTTCCAGGGGCGTGAACAGCCCGTACATCTGGGCGGGAACGGATCAATACAGCACGGGTAAGTTCGTGGCGGATGGGCGCTTCAGTGAAGCGGCGGTAGACGCTCAGCTCGGGGTGGCTTGCGTATTGAAAAACCTCATGCTAATCTCTCCGCAGGATTTTAGTCGCTCAGAATTATTGGGCGTGGATAGAAACAATAAGGAGGCGGCGATGTCAGTTAATAATAACGCAACAGCAGGTGTGAATGTCTCCACAACCTCGCTGGTAACAGGTCTTCTAGGAACTGTGGTGAGTACACTTGTAGGCGTAGGCGTCCCGGTTGTGCAGTCCTTTAGCGGGGGTGCAAATATCGTTGGTATTGCAACGGCCGTGCTCGGGCTATTATCTGCGGCGGCGCATGTGTGGAACCTTCTCTCTCACAACAGCGCGGCGTCTGCGAACACGATGGCCTTGGTAGACGGGTTGCAGAGTCAGTTGAGTGGTGGTACGGTGTCTAAAGAGTAAGTATACGTTCCCCGCCTATGTGGGGATGACCCGAGTAAATGGAGACTATCTAATGTCTCTTGCGCACGTTCCCCGCACTAGCGGGGATGAACTTAGTAAAGGGAGACTGGCTAATGTCTCTTGTACATATTATCGTTAACCTAGCAAAAAGGATTGTCCACATGTCGGCAACACTTGATGCCGTGAAAGCGGCTCTGACTGATGCTTCCTCTGCTGTGCAGGCTGCTGAGCAACGCATTGCGGACCTCAAAGGCGGGATCGCTACGCGCGACGCCCACATCACGGACCTGACGACGCAGATCACGGCTCTCCAGGCGGCGGCTGCGGCCGTCCCCACAGCTTCGGGTGCCACGGATGACGAGCTGTCGGCGCTGAAGGCGCAGATCGACGCGCTGGCGCTGGCGGCTTCGGCGGACCTCGCCGCGTAAAAAAGGGCCCAAGCGGGGATGTATGAGCCACGAACCTCTCGCAGATTGTATCCGTCGCCAGACGGTGCTGGAGTTGACGCAAGCACAGCACGGGGACCAACTGCGAGAGGTAACGGCGATTATGGAGCTGGCGGCGGTGGCGGTGGTCCGGGGAGTCTTCGGGATCGCCGCCGCAGCAGCGACCCTCGCTTGGCATCTTTACGCGGCCGGTACTGGGCTATAGCCGTGGGCGCGCGGGTGTTTTTCATCCTCGCCACCATGGCGTTCGCCGGCCGGCTTGTATGGTCGGCCTGCAAATACTGCGGTGTCAATTTCGGGTAAGCGGCAAACATGACTCACGGCGATGACGATGATGGTGAGGTCCTCCCTAACGGCTCACCGATCCTGGACGATGAAGACGCAGTTTCCGTTGATGAAACGGATGAGACTGAAGATGAGGATGGCGGCGCGGGCGAGGCCCTTGACGACGCCGATGATGAAGATGATGAGGACGCGGCGGGCCTAGAGCCCGAGCCGGAACCGCAGCCCAACAGCCGTCAGCGCCGGTCGCAGACGCGGTGGCAGAAGACACAGGAGGAGCTAGCCGCCACGCGCAAGCGAGCGGAGGAAGCGGAGGCTCGCGCCAAAGCCCTAGAGGTCCAGCAGCAGCGGGAGGCCACGGAGCGCCAGCAAACGCTCGATCAGCAGCGCGCCGCGCGCCGGGAGATGATGACGCCGGAGGAGCGCCTCAATGACGAGGTGCAAGAGCTTCGGGCGCAGATGCGCTACAACCGCGAGATGGATGAGTTTCAGCGCCAGGACGCCGCGGACAAGGCTAATTTTGATGCCATGGTGCGCACGAACAAAGTCTATGCCCGGCATCAGGAGGCTGTTGAACGCAACTTGAAAGATATCCGGGCGCGTGGTACAAATCTATCAAGAGATGCGATATTGCGGTATCTTATCGGAGATGAAGCTTTGAAACAGGCAACGCCTAAACCAGCCACTCCGAAAGCAACACGCAAGGTTGTTTCCAAACCAACGAATTCGCGGGGCGACGGGGCTTCTACGCAAAGCAGCCGCGGCTCTTCGTCAGCAAAAGAACAATTACGAAAGAGACTTGAGAATATCCCGCTCTAGCGTAGGAGCCTGGGGTAATGAGGTTTAGGCCATAGAGAGTGTTTAGCATGTTCCCCGCCAACGCGGGGATGGACCCAGACAAGAGCATCGTCTGTGGTAGCTACAGATGTGTTCCCCGTCAGCGCGGGGATTTATAGCTAAGCACTCCCTATGGCCTAAGCCTGGAGACAATAATTATGGTAGCTACAAATTCGGCTTCTAGTTACACGAGCGATATTGAGTCCTATATCGCGACTGAGACACTCCCCCTTTTGCGTAAACAGCTCGTGGTGTATCGCCTCGGCGATCCGCTGACGCTGCCCAAGGGGCGCGGCACGAGCTACACCGCAACGCGCTTCAACCGCGTCCCTCTGCCGTTCCAGCCGCTGAGCGAGGGCGTCGCCCCTCCCGGTGAATACATGACGCTGGCGCAGATCACGGCGACGGCGCAGCAGTGGGGCGACCGCATCATCATCACTGACGTTGCGGAGCTGACGATCAAGCACCCGCTATTCCAGAAAGCCACGGAGCTGACGGCACTTCAGATTTCTGAAACGCTGGAGCGCAACTGCTTCAATAGCCTCCTGGCCGGCACGCAGGTGGACTACGTCAACGCCCGCACCGCTCGCGCCAGTCTGACCTCCACGGACGTGGTGTCCGGCACGATCTTCAACCGGGTGTTCGCGCAGCTTCACACACTGGGCGCACCGCGTTACAGCGGCGACGAACAGACGGATGTGATCCTCGAAGCCGACAGCGGCGGCGCGAAGGCATCCTCCAGCCCGCGCGGCATGCCGCACTATATCTGCGTCATGCATCCGCTGGTGCAGGCGGACCTCTATGCGGACACGACCATTATCACGGCGATGAGCTATTCCGACATCAACCGGCTCTACAACTTCGAGTTCGGCGAGTGGCGGGGTTGCCGGTTCTGCATGTCCAACATGGTGCCCTTCTGGACGGGCTATGCAGCGGCGACGGCAACGGACGGCGGCAGCGGCGGCACGGCGCTTAACGGCACCTATGCCGTGCAGGTGACGGGTAGCGATATCCAGAACCAGTACGAGTCCTACGTGTGCGCTAAGCAGACGGGTCTCAGCGTCACATCGGGCCACACGATCACGCTGACGACGCCAAGCGACACGAACTACACGTACAACGTGTATGTGAGCGCGGCAGGCTCTACGGTCATGGGCAACCTTGGGCTGTGCGCTTCGGGTCCGAGCTGGGGTCCGTACACGGGTCAGGCGATCCAGTTGCCGGCCGCCACGTCCGTGACGATCACGGGTCTTGGCATGGCGCAGACGCCGCCGGCTTACCCCGGCAACACCACGGGCCTCACGGTCTACCCGACCTTCGTCTTCGGCCGGGGTGCCTACGGTCAGGTGATGCTGGACGATGTGTCGTTCAGCTACCTGAAGGAAGCCGACAAGTCCGACCCGCTGAACCAGTTGCGTATGTTGGGTTGGAAGACTTATTATGGTACACTGCTGGAGAACAATCAGTTTATGGCGCGTATCGAAAGCGTGTCAGGGTATAGTACAACGTTCAACTAATTGTCGTGTGGGCAATGGAGCTAGGGGGCTTAAACACCCCCTAGTCTTTTTACAGGTGAGATCATGGGAATTAGTTCGCGGCCGGATAAGTACTCGTCTAAAGCTAAGGCAGTGTCGGTTAAACCCGAGGAAGTGAAGGACGCTTCCGGCCTTCTGACTGAGGCTGAACGGGAGAAGCTTATCGCGGAAGTTGAAGCGGAGCTTCGTAAGGAGCAGATCGCTAAGGCTAAAGTAGACTTCAAGGATGCGGTTAAGCTTAAAGCTCGTATTGAGCAGGGGCTTGAGGAAGAGCAGATCACGGTCCAGATTGATCTGCCGGGGTTCTCCAAGGACATTCGCATCAACAACAAGCCCTACACGCACGGCGAGATTTACACGGTGCCTGCCTCGGTGGCAGAGACGCTGATGGATATGATGGCGCGCGCGTGGCGGCACGAAGAAGAAGTTGGCGGCGCGAACCATGACGTGTATCGTAAGCGGGACCGCTCTGGGAGCCGCGCGCAATACACCAGCATTTCGGCTTACGGCGGCGTCACGAACGCTCCGACGGCCGCGCCGGTTATGCCGGCCCCGCCGCTCACGGCCATGTCGGCCGGGCGGCTGCAACCCCCTGTACGCGTCACGTCAACCGCAAACCTCAAAGGATGATAATGTCTGAGAAGTCCCACACACAAGTCGTAGAGCCGGGCGTCACGTTCTCTTTCAGTATCGCGCTTGATAAGATCGGCAGCAATGCCGTGGCGCAGTTCCATCTCCCGCTGGGTATGGACGATGCTGAGATGCACCGGCACACGCGTAAAGCGATGCGTATCCTTGAGCTGGAGAAGCTGCGCATTGATGCGGAGATGCTGGAGCTGGAGCTGAAGTTGTCGGCGGGTACGCTGGTGTTCATGAAGGCGGACTTGATCGAGGAACACGCGAAGCAGGATGAGGCCAAGAAGGGCAAGCAGTCTGTGGCCACAGCCGATAAGCACCGCTTGCTGATGATGGATAACGATTACAAGAAGAACCAGGCGCTGCACGATCAGAAAGTGCTTCGCTTGCAAGAGATGAAAGATCGCCTCAATGGTGCTGGCTTGTAACCAGATCGTTAATCTCGCTTGTGCTATCGCTAAAGCGCCCGGCATGATCACTCAGGCCGGGCAATTCTTTAATGTGATACTCAATGAGCTTGCGGAGCTGAACGACTTCGAGCTATCTCGGGGTCTATGGACGGTTAACACGGCGGCTCCGGCGGGTGTTACGACTACATCCAGTATACCGTATTATAATTTAGCTCCTGATCACCTGCGCGTTTTGGAAGACGGGGTGTTTTATCTCGTGGATGGCGTTCCTATGACGCTGATCCAAAAGCAGTTGAGTGAGTTCGATCAGCTCGTTAACACCCCAAGCATTCAGTCACAACTCTTGTTTTACGCCGTAGATGATAGCTCGTCCCCACCCACGATTATGTTCTGGCCCTCTAACAGTGCCTACACAGTTAATGTTAGGTACATTAGGCTTTTGCCAGATATCGTGACGCCTGAGAACTCCTCCGCTATCCCCTGGTTCCCTTTGCAGCAGTATCTCATAGACGAGTTGGCTGCGAGGATGATGTCCGTAAGTGACGATGTGCGTCAAGAGAAGTTTCATGACAAGGCGAGCAAGCTACTCCGTAAATGGCTGATCATGCAGCGTGACATGGAGTCCACTACCCTACGTGTTAAGCTTGACCGTAATAGATTTGGTTCAGATTACTCAAGTCTCAAAGACACTAAAGCTATAGGCAGTGGTTTCGGATGACCCTTAGAGACCTACAGACTATGACGTACCAGCCTATGGGGCTTAGCGATGCGAAGAGCATGGAGCTGGGCTTCCAAGGATGCATGGCGTCGTTGTCAAATCTCATCCCTGATCCAGGCCAGAAGGGGCAGTGGAAATGCCGCCCGGCGGCGAAGCAGCTCACGGCGTTCGCGGGCTTCACGAACCCGGCTGCGGTGTCTGTGTTTCAGGTCTTTGGTGACTATATTTACGGGCTTATTGCATCCACTTTAAACACGGGTTGTGATGAGCCGTTCGTTTATAAGATTTCGACAAATACATTTTTCACTGTATCGAATATAAATTCGCAGAACGTCCCTTTCACGCTCCCCTCTACAGGTGCCTGGACGCCACCCACATGTGATCTTGTTGGCAGCAAGATTATATTCACACATCCGTTGTTTCAGACGGTGCATGGGTGTTATATCGGTTATATAGATATTTCTGATCAGGCCAACCCGGCTTGGTGGGCGGGGGATTTGACGGGGGTTATACAGTTCGGGAGTACTACGAAGACTCCGCCGATTACGGTTAATCAGTTCTTTGGCCGGGCGTATTACGGAACGGCCAACTACCTCGTGTTCTCGGATACCACGGACCCTATAAATTGTACTGCGGGGACACAGATTATTACTATCGGTGTGGCGCAGAACATCACGGCGGTTGCGGGCTTGCCGCTGTCGAGTCTCACAACCGGCGGCGTGTTTCAGGCGCTCATTGTTTTTATCGGCACGAATTATGCGTGGCAGGTGACGGGCGACGCGGCGCTGAGCACGCTGGCGATCAACCAGCTCAACGTGGCCACGGGCACATACAGCCAAAACGCGGTGTGCACGACGCCCAACGGGTTGGCGTTCATGTCACCGGAAGGGTTGCGGTTCGTTAATTTTCAGGCGCAGATTACGCCGCCGGTGGGGGCCGATGGTGAAGGCGTGGTGACGCCGTTCTATTTGGCGAGCGTGCCTTCAAGAATAAGCATGGCTTATGCCAATGATACCATACGAATTGCAGTACAGACGGCAGCACTTACAAGCTCATCGTCGGTTGAGTATTGGTATCACATGTCTAAGCAGGTGTGGAGCGGACCTCATACAACACCAACAGCGCTTATTCGTGGCTACGGTAGTGCGTTCTATCATTCATTACAGGGCGTGAATGGTAAGCTGTACCAGTCTTACGCGACTCCATATTTCACAAACACGTTCGTAGAGAACGGGGAGTCTTTGACGTGGACGTACCAGACGCCGTTGCTCCCGCCTGTTAGTACATTGGATGTAGTCCAACTTATAGAGTTGCTGTTCTGTATTGGCCAAGCGTCGGCGAATTCCTATAATGTTGCGATTTACGACGAAGGAAACAACCTCCTAAACTCCCTCATCCTCCACGGTGATCCGAAGGGCGGCACGCTTTGGGGCGGGTTTAAGTGGGGGGCGGCGGTGTGGGGGTCCAGTGCGCTGGCCTACGCCTCCACGGCGTGCGACTTTGACGCGCCGGTTGTGTTCAAGCAATGCTCGGTGAAGATCACGGGTGCGAGCACACAGGCGCTGGCGGTCGGCCAGCTCGTGGCGGCCGTGCAGCATGCGCAGTACAAGAAGCCTTATCAGCCTGTGGCGCTCGCCGCGTCGGTGGGTGCCCCGCTCGCTTCGCCAGTCAAGGTCTACCCCGGCGGGTTCGGCCACGCACCATTGACTTTACTTCCTGGATATAATAACGGGCAAGTTACTTTGTCTGGTTCGACCCTAACTCAGATCATGGGGAGTGTGCAGGGGGTGTGTATGATCCCTGCTTCTACGGAGTGGGGGTATGCACCTTATGAGGTGCTTCAAGATATTAACCACGCTAGTTTTGGGCATCTTAGAACTACTAATGCATACAGTCAGTATGCTTTCCCTAATACATCAATCATAACGGGTGGGGGTTCGGAGGTAGTTGTTGGTGAGGGACCGGACAATGTATTCGTAAGCCATGCAGACGCGACGAGTACGGGCCGTATAGGTGGGCCTAAATGTGACTGGAAGCTCTCTATGGATGAGCTTGCGTATTCTATGCCTAATTGCAGGCGAGTTAATTTATTTGCATCGTGGTTCGGTAATGATCTTAGGGCGCGGTACTGTGATGTTTATCCGGCTGTAACTTCGCATTACCAGTTTGCGGATGAATATGAGTACCCGCATGTTTGGACTGTGGCGGGCATAACCCGTGCGGCGGCGACGGTAGTAACGAACGACGCGGGTGGCGCGCTTTATGGCGGCACGCCTGATGATCAAAGTTTGAAGGACGCTATCGCGGACCTTAACGCGCGCGGGTTCAAGATCACATTCACGCCATTTTTGTCTATGGACGTACCCAATGGGAACACGCTGCCTGACCCTTACACGGGCACAATTGGCCAACCCGTCAATCCTTGGAGAGGGAGGATAACTAAACAGTATGCAACGGCTGATAAAACGTCTCAGGTTGCGACTGAAGTTGCCGCTTTCGTTTCAAAGTATAATAGCTTTGTACTTCACTATGCTAGCCTGTGTGCTGCTTCTACTGGCGGGGTTGATACGTTTGTTATTGGTTCTGAGCTTAGGGGGCTGACGTGGCTGCGCGATGCGGCGGGGAGCTTCCCGTTCGTGACCGCGCTCGTGGCTTTGGCGGCCTCGGTGAAGGCGATCCTCCCGGCGGCCAAGATCACTTACGCGGCGGACTGGACGGAGCTGGTAGCCTACGCCCCGCAGGACGGGAGCAAC